CTGGCGATTAAGAAGGTGACTTAATGGCGACTGGAAAAACAGTAAACGGGGTTATCTACGGAGGTTATAGTTATGCGGGTCTTGAAAGATCCGCTAACCTAGCGACCAACCCAGTACCCCTTACCCCGGCCATAGAAAACAAGATAAGAGCAGCTTTGCAACCGCTTGCAAAATCTGGTGACTTGCAGAAGAAGCAAGCACAGAAGTTGCGCAGGCAGAGAGTGCTGAGTGCAGACCCGATCACCCACGGGTTCTTTGACATGTTCTATAACAGGATTCATATCTTACCGGCCAAGTTTGATCTAGGTAACGTACTGTCAAAGCAGGAGCGGAATGTTTCTGTGTTCAATGCGTTCTTTACCAAGAAGAACTTGCAGACCGTGAAGGTAACGGGGGCACCGGGTGTAACCCTTGAAGAACCAACGGGGCAAGAAGCACCAGTGACTTATAACGCACTGGAAGAAAAAACCTACAAGATGATTGTAAGTACCGTAGGTGCCCCGCAGATTAACAATGCCTTGGAGTTCACCTTTGATGGTGTGCTCCACTCAGTGCGTGTTTTAGGTAGCCGTATCGTACCTTACACCGCACGGCAGAACTGGGACGCAGCCTTCACGGAAGTATACGAGTGGAGTACAGGGGTACTGCGTGGGCGTTCTGGGGATGAGCAGCGTTTCATGCGCCGCCAACACCCACGGGTGACTATTGAAACAGAGAACCTTGTTAACCGGGCTGATATGCAGTACGTGCAGAACCTGATTAATGGCTGGCAGCAGCAACGGTTCGCCGTGCCTTTGTGGAACCACTCAGAGCAGATCACCAAGACGTACCCGGCAGGAACCACGGAAGTTGACATGCTAACCACGGGTGTACCTTTCAAGTCTGGCGGTTTGCTGATGTTTTGGCGCGGGGTTCAAGACTTCGAGGTGGTGGAAGTAAAGAGCTTCACTGCTGACAAGATTACCCTTTCCCGTCCAACCATCAAAGAATGGGGCGAGGACTCACGTCTGGCATTGTGCGTGGCTGGTAACATGGCGCGGCAAGTTCAATTAAACAAGCTAACGGACTCAATCACACGGAGTAACGTTATCAGGTTTGAATCTGACGCCAAGGAGTGGGAATCATTCCAGCAGCTTAGGGACGACCACAAGAAGTTTAAGGGTCTACCATTTTGGGATGCCATGCCAGATTGGACACGGGGAATTGAAACCACAATGTCACGGGAGAGCAGGAATACCGTTGACTATTTGGCAGGCCCCCAAATTGTCACCGACTTGGCAGACCAGACTGATGAAACCTTCACCTATGAATATCTGTTGAAGACACGGGATGAAATCAAGAAGTTCAAGAACCTGTTGTACCGCACACGGGGACAGGCAGCATTGTTCTGGGTGCCAAGCTGGACGAATGACCTTGAACTGATTGATATTGCCGCTGCCGGTGCCACTAACTTGAAGATCAGGGACAGCGGAGTAACTGCTTTCTTAACCGGAAAAAACGCACGAACCGCCATTATGTTGGCAACAAATTCTGGTATACTTATGTATGCGGGTATCACCGGGATCAAGGCCGGAGACAACGATGCCGTAGTTACCATTGACCAAGGCGTGCCAGAACAAGTTGAACCAAAAGATGTACGAATGTTTGGCTTTCTGCGCCGTGTTCGCATGGATACCGACACCATACGGATTGAGTACATCACCGATGGCATAGCCCGTGTGTCTGTACCTTTCAGAGTCAGGGAGAGTGAGAAATGAGTTACCAGAGCCAAGAAGACTCAGTGTATGAGGGGATGCCTATTGAGCTGTTTACCTTTCAGTCACTGGGTAAGACGTGGCGCTACTGTAACCAAGCAGAGCAGTTGGACATTGGGGTTCTCAGTTATGCCCCGGTTGCCATCAAGCGCAGCGCCATCAAGCAAGACCAAGAGCGCACCAAGAACGACATTACTGTTTGGGTTGACGACCGGATACCGCTGGTCAAAGACTACGTTCAGGGATTGCCGCCTAGTTCAGTAACGCTGACAGTTCACCGGATTCACCGGAACCCATTGGACGGCACCCTGAGTGGTCAGATTGTTACGTGGACTGGCACCATCATTGATATTAACCGGGAGAACGGAGAAGCACAGATAAGATGCCAGAATACCCGGAGCGCCTTGAACAAGGTAGGGCTGCGCCGGAAGTATGGGGCTAACTGTGCTCACTTCCTGTACCGGGCGGCTTGTGGTGTATCAAAGGCAGATTTCCGTGACGAAGGTAGCGCACTAGCTATCAGTGGTCAGTCCATCCAGATAGGTGGGACACCCACCAGAGGGGCTGGCTGGTACGTGAATGGTCTGGCAGAGTGGTCAGGGCAGGTAAGGATGATCATTGGTAGTGACGATGCAGCGCAACCAACTTTGCAATTGATTGCACCGTTTGATGGCATCACAGTTGGGCAACCAGTATCAATCAGCGCCGGGTGTGACCGAACCCACAAGACTTGCAAAGACAAGTTCAACAACGTTGATAGATTTGGTGGGTTCCCTTACATACCAGTAAAGAACGTGTTTTCGGAGGGCATATAAATGTGGTGGAACCTTGTAATCACGTTCCTGATTAACGTGGCTATTTCCCTGTTGACGCCAAAGAACAAGGGGCAAGACAGGAAACCAGCAGGGATTGATGAGTTTAACTTTCCGACCAATAGCCGGAGCCGTTCAATCCCTGTGCTTTGGGGTACACGGGAGATAAAAGGCGCTAACATTATTTGGTATGGCGACTTGGCATCGGAAGAAGTAACCAAAGAAGTTGATTCCGGCCTGTGGTCTTCCGAAGATGTGAAGATTGCTGATCGCTACAGTCTGGGATTCCAGTTGGCACTGTGCCATGGTGGTAATGACCCAGTGGAGTTTATCAGCAGAATCAGGGTTGACAATAAAGTTGCTTGGAACTGGGATGACCCTGCCGATGAAACCACTGGGCTAACCCATGAAGAAGAAGGGTTGGTATACAAGCCAGATATGTTTGGGGGTGAAGAAAAGGGCGGTGGTGTTGCAGCGTTCGTCAAGATGTACGCAGGCACAGATGCACAAGGATCAGATGATTACTTGATGAATCACCAAGACCCATGTATCCCGCACAAGAACATCGCGTACTTTGTCTGGAAAGGTTCATCCGCTGGCAGGATTGGGGCACGGGAGATTACCTTGTTTGGCCGGAAGAAAGTGCAGACGGGTGGATTGATTAGTGGGTTCATCACACAGAGCACCAGCGTTCCTCCAATCTATTGCACTGTTACCAGACGCCCTAACAGTTTGGGTGTTAGTAGCAACAAGCACAAGATTGGTATGGACGCCAACCCAGCCTGTATGCTTTGGGAGTTGTACACGAATACCGAGTGGGGGATGGGCTACCCAGATTCAGCATTCAACCGGGGCAACTTTGTTACCGTGGCAGAAAAGCTGTTCGATGAGAAGTTTGGCCTGTCCATGATCTGGGATGATGAGAAGTCCATCGAAGATGTGGCAACTGACATACTGCGTCATATTGATGCAGCCATGGCAACCAACATGGACACAGGGGAGTTAGAACTGCGCTTACTGCGGAATGACTATGACAGTGACACCATCCCACACTGGGATAGTTCTGTTGTACTAGCAGATGAAGACTTTGGCCGGGGTTCTTGGGGTGGCACCATCAACGAGATTATTGTGGAGTTCACCAACGCAGCCCAGAACTATGAGACAGACAGCACCTATGCACAGGACTTAGGAAACGCTAGCATTCAGAATAAGCTACTTTCTAAGACCATTAGTTACCATGGTGTAAGTGATGCTGATTTGGCTAACAAACTGGCTTACAGGGAGCTTGTTGGTATGACCATCCCCTTAACCAGAGTAAGGGTGACGTGCAACCGGAAGGCAGCGAAAGCCAAGATTGGTGATCCTATTTCCCTCAGCCTGCCAGAGAAGGGCGTGGAAAAGATGGTGATGCGCGTGGTGGACATTGATTACGGTGACTTTGCCAGCGGCGAGATTACCGTGAACCTTGTTCAAGATGCGTTCAAGTTGGGTGATTCCATCTACGCCAACACCGGGGTAACAGAAGGGGTAGACCCACTGGCACCACCGGAAGACGTAGACGAAGCAGTTATATTCGAGCTACCTAAGTACATGGCAACCCAGAAAGATGACGACCGGCCAGAAGTCATGGCTATGGTTCCCAAGCGGCACGGTGTAACGTCACTAACCCCGTGGATGAGAGCTACCCAAAACCAGACAGTACCGAAAGATGAAGACTTGTTTGAGACTCCGGGTGTAGCACTGCCGACACCAATTGGAACACTGGTGGGTGTATACCCTGCTGAAACTGAAACAGTGGACTCAGTGGGTGTGATGGTAAAAATGGAGTTCCCGGTGGCAACCAACACCAGCTTTGGTGACAGGGGCATGATCTGGGCTGGTAACGTGGGTAGGTCTGAATTTATGGCTTACACGGGTGTTAGTAAAGTACCGGGGGCGAAAGACCTGTACATCATCGCACCGATTATGAGGGGTTTGGTTGATACGACAGCCATACGCCATGAGGCAGGGGCTAAGTTATATTTCATAGGCAAGGGGTTTATCAAGCCGCAGTTGTTGCCTAATTTCAACCAGTATGTACACGCCAAGTTTGTTGCTAATGGGTTGGGTGGCTCCACTACTTTGGCGAAGGCAAAACCGTTCCAGACTGTTGTTAATTACCGTAGGAAAGAACGACCATTGCCTGTTCAGAACATGCGGTTTCAGAACAAAGGGACGTGGCCGACTACCGTGTCTTACCCCATGAGAGTTCAATTTAACAACGTAAGGGAGTCTCAGTATTTCCAGCGGTCAGACACGATTGCTACCCCCGCATCACAGGATCTGCAATACACGTTAACGTTTGATGTGCGGCACTATAACAATGACGTTACCGGGCTGACGAAAGTAACTAATGCCGTGAAGGGCGATACCGCAACATGGGAAGTAGTCATCAACCAGTCAGATGCCGACAAGATGATAAAAGGGTTTGAATGGTATCCCATTTTAGGCGTATCTGTAGAGTCACGGATTGGTCAGTTAGGGTTGCAATCAATTGCAAACCATTACAGAGTCATACCGTATTACCGAGGAACGCAGATCCAGTACCCCAACATCCCGACACCAAGGGGAGTTATTAAGGGCAAGATCAGACCGTATAACAGTTCAACTTCATTTACTACGTGGTACGACTAATGCCAAGACAAATTTCAGCGCAGACAGCAAACGGATTAGACTGGACGAAATCAAGTGGCACCTTTGCGTATAAGGTAGAGGACTATGCTCTTAGCTCTGATGGGCAGGTGCTGCTGTTGACGCCTAGTGCCCATTCCAAACCTTCTTACTATTACCAATTTGCAGCGACCCCTAGCAGTTGGGCAAACTACGTATTTGGTGAAGACGCAGACGGCAAGTTATCAGCTTGTGTATGGGATGGCAGTGCTTTCATGATGGCTACCGATAGGGGCACTTACTGGCGGAATGCGAGGGTGAACTACGCCCCACAAAGGCAGACCGTGACCACACCGCCAACCATGAAGCCGCTGGCGATAGGCAAGGTCGGAGATCAGTGGTATTCAATTTGTGTGAACCTCGGGGCGCAGGAAAGAGGCAAAGGGGTGTACGCCTACAAGTCAGACTTTGCTATCTACAAGATCAGTTCTGACTGGAAGACCTTTGAAGAAGTGAACCTGCTTACCGTGGATGGGGTGCCTGACCTAGCACGCAGGCAGTTCAACGCCATGGTGTCACCCACTGTGATGATTGATAACTCAGGGATCTACGTGGCCGGGTACAACTTCCAGAAGGC